AATAATGTATTAGTTCCTGTTACTGTTGCTGAAGCTGCGGTAACATTAACTGTTCCTGTTTTTGTTACATAGGTATCTTTATTAATTTGTACATAAGATGTTCCATTGTTACTCCAAAATAAATTTGCACCTTGAGCAACTAAAACTCCATTATAATAATTTTTAATACCATGGATTGTATCTGTACTTACTCCACTTGGAACTATTGAATTAGCTAAACCCCATTTTTGAAATCCACTTATTCTTCTATAACCGCCTGTTGTAGAAGATTCAAAATTTTGTAAAACTGTTGCCGCACCTGGAGTTCTAAATAACGCATGAGAACTTGAAACTAAATCCAAACCTCCTTGTATAGTAATTGATGCTCCTTGTGTAGGCATTAATATTCCTTAGTATAAGTATGTGAATCTAACGTCTGACATATATTCAGGTTGAGGTGAATTTAATTGGTCAGCCATATTTTGTAATCCTTTTTTATATTCATCTAAAGCTAATTGTGATTGTGCAATGTTATCTTTAAATTGATAAATATAATATCTAGCTCGTGCTAGTAAAACTGGTTTGTATTGTTCAGGAAATAAAACTGTATCTGTATCTGCTACTAATTCAGCAGGTCTATCATAAGCAAAGAAATATATTCTATAAACTTTATTAGGGATAGGAGATAAACCAAATCGTCTTCCATCTGAACTTCTTAGTACTCTTGTTGGTACTCCATATGTTTGTGAGTTAGCTTTGTTAGTTTCTTCTGCCGCAGCATAAGTACTTTTCCAAGTTGATAATGTTGTGAATGCTAATTTGTTAATTGCAAAGGGTGCTGTTTCTCCTGAGACACCTTCTTCTGTTGAAGTAAAATCAGACCAATTAACTGAATCATAATCAGCATCTACAGTAGTTGAATTTGGTTTCATTAAATACCATCTTGTTCCAGCCACAGTTTCAACAAATGTATTACCATAATATTCATTTTGAGGTGCAGCGGTTTTTAACCACGACCACTCATCTACAGCATCTACAATATCAAAGTAAGCTCTGTTAACACAATTAGATACAAATTTTTGTACTCCTAATCCTCCTGATACTGTTGTTACTTCAGGTTCATTAATTTCTACGAGTAACTCGTTAGTCATTGATAAATAAGTTTTAGCCATATATTAACAGTTCCATGCTCTTAATGATTTATTAATTCTTGAATTTGGGTCTCTTGCTGTTTTTGCAGATGTAAGTTTTTTCTTCATTCCTTTCATCCTAGCACAAAAACTTTTTCTTCTTTTGTTTCCTTTAACTTTACTTGGTGCTTTAAGATTTTTTTTCTTACCTGTTTTAGTTTTACCTTTATTGTAAGAAGCTCTACCTTTAGCATTCAAGCCACCTTTAGGATTCTTTCCTTCTTTACGAGTCCATGCAGGTGAAGACATTATCCCCATAATAATTTTTTTATATTATAATTGCAAGTATAATAATTATACCAATTACAACTACTTCAATTTTATGTTCATCTATAAAATGTTGAACTTTATTTTTTAATATTTCTATTGCTATTTTCATATTTTCTCCTATTAATGGTGGGGGTATATTTCAACCCCCATTCATATTAGTTATGTGTAACTAAGTATTTCTGATTATACTACGTAGATTAATCTACCAGTAACTTCAGGTCTTAATACTTTTCTACCCCATACCATCAGACCTCTAACAATATCAGAGAACGTACCTGTGTCTCTAACAGTTTCTACTTTATTCATAGAACTAGCACAAGCTGTTCCTGAGATATGTCCGAACAGAGCTACTGGAGCTGTTGCTGAACCTGCAGGAGTTGAACTTGCTAAGTTGTTAGTTGACAGATTGTTTGATTTGTACATTTGGAATCCTCTTAGAAGTCCACTTGCAACTAAACCATTTCTGATAGAACCTTGTCCAGCATTAAAGTCAACAGACATTAATTTAGACGCAGAGTTAGATAGTGAGTTGTACCATTCAGGTGCAGCTACGAACCATCTACCATCTTCAGGTGCGTTATTTTCATCTAGTTCTTTAGCCATTAGAGCCATTTGATTTACAGGGTCTACTTTAGAACCTCCGAATCCTATGTCAATTGGAGCTGCAACTGTACCCATACCAGTAACTATACCGCCTGTGCCTTCAGCACCTGCGTTAATTGCTGCTAATACGTTACCATCCATTGCATCTCTCAAAGCATAAGCAGCTTGGTCAGCGGCTACAGCTTGAAAGTTTACATGAGAGAATCTCTTCTCTAGGTCATCAATCTTAAATGAAAAAGATTTAGCTTGGTCTACTGTTAGAACAAGTTCTTGGTCAGTTAAGTCAGTTGATACGACAGCTAGACCTCTTGTATAGTCAGCTGTTGCGATTTGAGGTTCTTTGATGATGTTTACTGTATCACCAAAGCTAGATATTTCACCCATGTAGTCTGTATTACAGACTGCTTCTGCTACTGCAGCTTTTCTGAGTGCGATTTGTACTTTCTTTGAATAGACTTCAGGTATAAAGAAACCATTAGTTTGACCCGTTACACCTAATCCAAAGTTATATGTTGAACCACCAGCGAATTTTGCCATGATTATTACTCCTTTGTTTGTTGTTAATAAAAAAAAGAAAAATTAATTATCTAATTCTTCCTTCACGTTGAGCTTTTACAATATCTTTTTCATACTGCATAAACTCTTCGTCTGACATTTTAGCAATATCAGAACGACTAAAGATTACTTCCTTTGAATTAGGAGTTTGTATTTGTTCAGTTGTTCTAACTAACAAATCAGCTCCCTCTTGTTCAGGTTTCTTCTTTGTGGTTTTTTTATCAATCACAAGACCTCGGTCCTTCTTATATAAATCAATTGCTCTTGCAGCAAGTGTGCCATCAGAATTATTCTCATAAATCCATCTTTTAATTTCCATTGGTTGAGTATCTGCCCAGCCATGGAAGTCATCAGATTCTTTGATTTGCTCAAAGTCAGGATGATGCTTAGAAAGTTGTAACTCTGCTTCACGTTGTTGTAAAGTAGTGTTCGTCTTTTTTAGCAAGTCTAATTCATCTTGCATTCCTTTTATCTCAGTTTGAGATTGCAAGTGAGATACAGTTTCCACAACTCCATATATATCAGGATAATCTGTTTTAAAAGCATCTAGCTCTTCTTTAGATTTAGGTGGAGTATATTTAGGTCGATTCTCTTTAAGTTGTACTTTAAGGTCTTCTTCCGTCTTATTCCAATCACCCAGTTTCCTGTCATAATATCGTTTAAGGTCGTCATATCTTTTTTTATAATCGACTTTTTTATAAGGATTAGATTCTACATTTAATGCAGATTCTTGAACCTTATCCGTAGTAGCTGAAGTATCTTCGGTAACATCATCAGGGTTGCTATTAGCAGTAGCTGCGGATGTATCTTGTCTACTTTCAGGGTTTGGTGTAAACAAACCAGTATCAGCATTAGTAAAATGTGTCGGCATATTTTCTTCTTTATGCCAAGATTTTCTTTTGTTGTAAGGGTTTGATTCGGCTTCTTGTTTTTGTCCTTCTTCGTTCTTACTCATGTGTCCTCCTTTAGGGCTTCTTTTAACTTTTGAAGGTAGCTAAAATTGGTAATGTTTTTGAAACGAAGCTACAAGGGTTTATAATAAATTATAAAGTAGCTTGTCTATCCGTAGAGCTTACCTTCTCTACAAATTCTTTTATACTATCTCTTGTTCTTCTACTTGAGATTGAATACCATTATCATATTCGGATTCGGCTTTTTCCATCATTTGTCGTAATTTTTCTACACCAATATTCTTAACTGCTTTGGCTGTGATAACAAATTCTCCGTCTGATAAAAGTGCTGGGATAGAGTCTGAAGTTCCTGTTCCTGGTCCTTCAACTTCTCCATCTTCTGTAAATTCTGTTGCAACTAATTTAGGAAGGATTGCTTCTAGTTCAGGATGCATTTCAATTGCCATATCTAAAACTGATTCTTCTTCTTCTGATAAAGCAGAAGTATCAATAATTGCATCTACACCTTCCATATCATCTTCTTCTTCCATGTCTTCATCTATTGCTATTTCGTCTTCCATACCAAGAGGTTCTAATAAAGAAGTTTCTTCTCCCATAGATTCATTCATTGAATCTTCAATAGATGTATCTATAGGTTCTTCTATAATTTCTTCATCTTCAATTGTTTCGTCTTCAACTAAATCACCTTCTGCATAAGCTTGATAGTCAGGTCGTTGATTATATTTTCCTTTATCACCTACAATTCCGCCTAAAGCTTTTTCTTCAATAGGAGTTTTAATTGCTTTTGATGCATTATAATTTTCTAATTCCATTGTTTGTTGTTCAGTTAAATCTAAACCTGATTCTTTCATAGCAGTTAACTGTTCCATTTTTTTTGCAATTATAATTTCTTTTGTAGATAGTTTACCTGCATTATATTTAAGTCTATCTGTTTTACCACCATGTTTAAATCTTGTTCTATCTTTTGATAAAACTCTTTGAGGTAATCCTTTTCTTGCACTAGTAGGAGTAGTTACATCATAAGCTGAAATACCAGCATCTGATTCATCTTGTTTTGCGATATAGGGAGGCATGGACATTAATCCACCTGTAGCCATTTTAATTGCTTTAATTTTTTTCATAAGTTTCCTTTAGTCCTAGTATAGAAATAATTATTAAGATTGTCAACAACTATTATATTATTGTTCTTTTACAATAGTTCTTACTTGATTAGGCAGGTTCTTCAACTTGTCCAGTAAATTCCATTTCCCCTGGCATTGATACATTGCCTGGTCCGATTGAGCCTTCGCCATTTCCTGAGTTGTTTGTTGCTGGATTTTGTTGAGGTATTGCTCCATTACTTTCCATTGCTCCGAGTTGACCATCAGGAGAAGTTGTTGGGCTAGTTCCTTTGTTAACATTTTGTTGTCCTATTATCTTAGCATAGATTTCTGCTTCAGATTTTGTGTTCATAATTTCTTCAGGGTCTAAATCTAAAGAATAAGCTAATTCTTTTATTACTTCTGACATCCTAACAAATGGTGCAATAGCAGGATTTTGTACTGTTTGTAAGAACATAGTTAGTCTTTGAGACCTAACTTCTTTCTTCATTAAACTAGAACTACCTGTTGCTCTGATTTCTAAATCACCACTAATTGGTAAATCACCTTCATAGAATTGCATATTCCATTGGAACATTGCTTCTCCTAAAGGTTTAATTAATTGGTCGTCAATATTTTTTATTACTGTTTTAATATTTAAGGAAGCCGCACCCATCAACATTGACATTCCTGATGCAGTTCTTGTCATACTTTGCACACCTGTTTGTCCATGTGAATAAGATGGTAAACCAGTAGATTCATCTGCTAGTTGTCTAAACTTATCAAACATCTGCATATTTTCTACAGCAGTATTTGGAAACTTTAATCCATAAATTGATTGTCCTGGAACACCAGCTTGTCTTTTAAAAATCTTACCAGGAAATACTTCCATAGTTTGATTAGAAGCTAATGCTGATTCATCAACATCAAATACTAAGTTACCTGCTAATGCTAAATTATCAATTGCCATTCTTGCATGACCATTCATAATTTGTTGAGCATCATCCATGTTTTCAGGAACACCTATACCAAAGAATGCATATGGATTTTTTTCATATACAAAAGATTGATAAGGATTTCTAAAAGGTTTAAAAGGATTTTCTACAATTCTAATTACTTTATCTCGAACCATCCATACATTAACTTGTACTTCTGCTGAGTCATCTAGTTCTTCATTAATATTTAATCCTTCTTCTCTTGCACTTAATGCATCTATAGTTCCCCAATATTCTAAAACTTCAAATCTACTACTTTCTAAAGTGTTGTAGGAATTTTTTTCTAAATCAATATCTGTTTCCCAAGATTTTTTAACATACTTAGCACCCATCTTTAAACATTCCATAATAGCTTCCTTGTTAAAGAAAGGTCTATTTTTTAAATCTAAAAATTGATGTCTGTTTAATCTATGTCTTTGAATTACATATTCACATTCTTCCATGCTTCTAGCATTAGGGTCAGGGTAAAAATCCCACACACTAACAAATTCTAGTTTAGGTATTTTAACAATTTCAGGTTGGTATTCTCTTGCATTACCATTACCTGATTCACCATATTTATGTAAAGTTTTATTATAAGTAAAAGGTCCTTTAATAATTCCTGTTCCTAATAAACAAGATTCAAATATTGCATTTCGTAATTCAATGCTACCATTTGATTCTTCTATTTGGTCTAATATTAATTTTTGTAATCTTCTTGCCGCAATTTCTGCAGGTTTAATTTGAGGCATATCAATAGTAGGTGCATGACCTTCTGTTAAATCTGCTTCTTCATATTCTTCTTCTAAGCCACCTAAAAATTTTTCATCTAAATTATTAAAGGTTGCACCCTTTGGTAAATCTCTACCATCACCAGGAAAACCTAAAGCAGACTCAGGTGTAATATTGTTTGACTCTAATCCTTGTCCTGGAACATAATCCATATTCCCTTCGATACCAGGATTATTATTATCTCCCATTTGTTCTTTTAATGGATTTAGATGTGCATATTCTGCTATACCCTCAGGTACTCTTGTTTCTTGAATAGTTAATGGAAATTTGTTTGCACCAAATAAGACATCTATTAATTGTCCATAAGCTGCTAATACTTTTGTTTTTGTAATCTTAACAAAGACTCTTGATTTCTCATGGTCTCTAAAAGCTACATTTTTAAAATACTTACCACGATAATTATGAAAAGCTTGTAACCATCTGTTTTCATCATCTTCTCTAGTAGATTCTGCTTCAGAAAATTTATTATTTATATTTAAAACTAATGCTGAAACCCTGTCTTGTTCCTGCATATCTTCATTTTGAGCTTGAGGTCGTCTTTCGTCATAAGTAGCCATATATTAAACCCTTTTAAATTTACTGCAATATATATAATAATAACAGTTTTATTAACCCTTGTCAACAATCTTCTTGATATTTATGATAACAGTATTAGGTATGATAGTTACACACCCTATCTCTTCTATGTCTTTATTTTCGTCTTCTGCATAATCTCCAAAAATTTTAGTAATTCCTTTGCTTTGATTTAGTAAATGTCCTTTAGTAATACAGACCGCAAGTTCCATTTCTTTCAGCTCTTTAATAGAAATCCAACTTGGGTCGGAAACAATATCATACCATTTACATTCTACCAATGGATAGTTAAGCAAATCGCTGTCTACTTTGCTTTGTTTTAACTTTAATTTTGTTTTGTTTATCATTTAACTATTCCTTTGTTTCTGACTTTTTTTTAGTCTCATCATTAAGTCCTTGCTTTGCTTTACCATAAGGTTTAAACTCACCTGACCCACTTATTGCTTGTTCTTTGCACCAATCTGTAAACTGGTCTTTCATTCCATTACTATCTGAGTATCTAGTTGTTTTTATTTTAAATACTTGTTCTATATGTTTTTTCTTAATATATTTTATTAATTGTTCATATGACATTATCTTATCATATTCTTCATTTGTATTTTTATCTATGAATGTATATAGTGGCATTATAAACTTTTCTTATTTAAATATTGATTCATAATATTTTACCTTTGTTCTTTCCTGCTTTAACCATATATTTTTGAGTACCATTCGCACCAATATTAACTTCTTTTCTTAAAAATTTAAACATACTCATTTGTTTAGCTTCTTCAAATTTTCTTTGAACATAATCTAAAACTTTTCCTTTATTTGCTTTTTCTCTTGTACTCATATTAATATCCAAAGGTTGGGTCAGAAGGTGTCCATTTTTTTTTATCAGACATTTGTTCCCATACTGATTGTGTTCTAGGTCTTGACATTATTAAATATCTTAATGCATCATAAGCATGGTCGGAAGCTTTAGTATCTACATCTTCAGGTCTATTAGGGTCTAAAGGAATAGATTGTAATTCTCTAATTAAATTTGGACAGTTTTTAAAAATTTGTAATTTAGGTCTACCTGCGGCATTTATTTTTAGTCTTTCATGTATTTGTATTTTACCTTGTATTCTATTCTTATCGGCTCGTCTAAGTTTGTGTCCTGCGGTAGCTAATACTTCTCCTACTGTTGGACCTGTAGCACCTGTTCTATTCCAAGCCGCCCAATCTAAAACACCACGAACTGATAACTTATCTTCTTTCTCAAATTCAAAAATCTTAGCTGCTAAATCTACTCCAGTTAATCCTTTCTGATATAGTTCTCTATAAATAATTAATGTTTCATCTGATGGGTCTATTGCTGCCCATACAACTGCAGACTCTGCTGCATAACCATAGTCAATTCCTTTGACTCTATCCCAATGTTTAGGAAGTACATAAGGGTCTATACAATGAGAATCATAATCAAACTCTACAAATGCAGCACCTTCGGCAACATCCCAGTTACCTTCTAGTAATTGTTTTCGTTGAACAGCAGGTAATGATTGTAGCATCTGTTCATACTTACCATCTAGTGATAGATATGGATTATCTTCTAATCTTGCTGGTATAAATTTTCTTGTTATTTTATCTTGACCCTTAAAAGATTCATTAGGTGGTGCAGGGTCTAAATATCTTTTCTTAACCCAATGTCCACCAACTCCTCCAGGGTTTGCAGTACATCTAATATAACAGCTTATTGCTGGATTAGTTGTTCTTAATCTTGATTGTAAATATTGTAATGGAAATTCTGTAGGATATTGTGTTAATTCATCTATACCTATCCAAGTATAAGATTGTCCTTGGTATCTATAAACATCTGCATCTCTATCAAGATAACCAAATTCTAATGAAGCACCGCTAGGAAACCTCCATATCTTTTCTACTTCTCTAAACTTTGCACCAGCAAAAGCCTTTGGATATAACTCCCTAGACTTATCTATTAATTCTCTTAATTCAGGCATAGATTTCCTTAACAATAAGGCTCTATGTTCTTTGATATGCATAAACCTTAATGGGTCAACTAACATAGCATATGATTTACCACCACCAGCTGAGCCTCCATATAATACATCTTGTTCAGGAGCAGCTAAAAAATCTGATTGTGGACCTGCATTAGGATTAAATACTATTCTATCTTTTTCTGTTTCTAATAATTCTTTAACTTGTTTAGGTAAATTATCGAATTGACTTGTTTCTAATATTGTACCTTGTTTACTTTTCTTATTAGGATTACTAGCTTGGTCAACAATACCAATAGCTTCTTTCTTTAACTTTAATTTTTCTTTTGTATTATCTAATTTCTTTGATAATCTCTTTAATTGTATTTCTTTTTCTCTCACAGCCTTTCGAGCTGCTAACTTTGCCTTATGTTCTTGCGAAAAAAAATATTGTCTAGCCATTCTTTTTACTTAATATTCCATTTGGGTTCTCAGGAGATGACCTTGTATTCATTGTGTCTCTTGAGTCTTTATCAATTATTTTTTTTAACCCCATAGCAGATAAGCTTCTACCTGTTTGAGACTCTAAAATTTCTACTGCTCCTCTTAATGAGAAAGCACCTGACTTAACTCCATCCTTTATATCTTCTAATGCGTTGATTTCTTTTTCAATTGGTTCTAATGTTTTGTTATCTTCATTTAATTTATAACCAAAAGGTATTGTTGAACTACTTCTATTTATCATCTGTTTGTATCTCCTCTGCATCAACATCTATTATCTGTTCTTTATTAGGTAATATAAATATACCTGATGCCATGTTGTGTGTAATATCTAATTTATCTTTTTTAGCAACACCCACTCTGTCTAATAAGGTCTGAGCCGCCTGTAGCTTAGCATTAACTTGAGGGATAGGGTCATCACTCATAAGTATCTCTACAAGCTTCTGAGAAGCGAGGGGAGCTGACTTAGCGAGTATCTTTGTGGCTACGTCAACTATCTCATCCTTAAGAGAACTAACTATATTTGATTGTGAGGTTTCTGCATATCCTGCAATAGCTAAGGCATCTTTAATATTGCCTTTAGATTCATGTGCAAGAGCATCCAAGAACTTCTGTTGTTGTTCGTTTAGTTTTCTTTTCTTTTCTGTTGGTAAAAATGTATTTGACATATCCTTATTATACCATTTAATAATCTAGTTGACAACATTAAATCTTTTTTATTTAAGTTGACAGTTGTCGGTATCATATGTATAATACTTATTGTACCCTCCAGGGGGTAAACACATACATAGATTCTATTAATTCTTACTGGGGCAGTCCAGCAATATAACAACCCCCTTTTATATATACTAAAGCAGGGCGACCCTATCTAGTTTACATTCTATTCTGCTACATTTTGTATGAGCAGTATATACATACCCCCACACCCCCCCATGGCTCATATGTACCCCTGCTAATGAGAATCATTATCACCTAGAAATATATAATTCATAGCTTGAAATATCTTTTAAGAATTTTAAAGGTCTTCAAGGGTCTCTAGTTTACAACCTATAAAAGAATATTAATGTTTATTAAAGATATTTAAAAGACCTCCATCAATCTTATAAAATAACTAGCAACACCAACACAAATCAAACTATTCTTAAGCTTTAATTATTCCGCCAGTTTTTAAGATTAATCAGTTAATTTTTAAAGCTGGGGCGGTTTGGTTTTTAAGGCTACAATCTTCACATCTTCTAAGCTTTGCAGGTCTTTTAAACTTATCCACAAGTTCACCCATTTATTTTGATTTTTATTTTTTTAAGCTATTGACTTCTGTTTTATGCTGTGAAATAGTCTTTTTAATATGTTTATTTATAATAAAAATAATGA